ATTCTAAACGCATATCTAAAGATTATGAATGATCTTCTAGGGCTAAACAAGCAGCTTTTAGATAGGCTAAAAACCAGATTTAACAATATAAGGGTTAACATAAAGATATCAGATGAATCAGATAAGGGCAACTTCCTGACCGAAGACGACGCCTTATCTTCATTGGCAGACGATCTATTGGGTCAAGATATCACTAGTTATACCCAAGAATTTACTTCTAACGATAACGGACAATATATACTACAAGTTGAGAAATACGGAGATAAAGAGTTGATTGCCAAGGCTTACGATAAGTTTTCTGGTCTGGTAGCAGCTCAGACAGCGCCTAGCTATATCACCAATCCTGAAGATCTATTAAACGAATTAAAAACCATTTTAAATCTGGGTTCATAAATTTTCTAATCTAATATTTATATAAGACATGACACAAGACGAATTAATCCTTTTCAAGGAACTGATGAAAGAAACCATCAGATCAACAGTTAAAGAGACAATCCAAGAGGAGCTTTCAGCTATGCTCAAGAAAGACCTTAAGGAAGTTAAAATGCTATTAGTTAAGTCCATCAAGGAATCAACAGCTAATCGCGAAAGCGGGTATCAACCTCAGTACGGACCAGTAGACAAAGCCGACATGAAACAAAGAATCAGAGAGGCTGTAGGGGGTGATGAATTTAGAGATGCCATTACTTCTAAGAAGCCTTTGCCTATCCCTAGGATGAGCGAAGAGCAAGCTGTGAATATGTCCATGAACGGCACATTACCTGACTTTGATGCTCCTATCCCAATGATCAAGAAAGATGGCATTGCTTGGAAAGAACTACAACAAAGAATAAACTAAGATGAGAAACAGGCCACAATATAAGATCAACACATTAGACCTTAACCCTAATCAGGGTATAGGCATTGCGTTGCCCTTTAGTCCTGACACCATCTTTACAATCAATTATACAACTAAAGATCAGATCAAAAGCAATCTTTTGAACTTCATGTTAACAAACAAGGGAGAAAGGTTCTTTAACCCTAATTATGGGGCGAATATCAGGGCTCTTTTGTTCGAACAGAACACAGACCTATCTGAAGTTAAATCTGCTCTAGTGCAGGCAATAGGGATGAATTTCCCATCAATAACAGTCAATTCTTTCGATTTTTACCCAGAAATTGACAATAGTTCTTTAAAAATAGTTTTGAATTACACAGTTAACAAACAAACAGATAGTTTAGTAATACAAGTAGTATAATGAGTCAGAAAGATATAAAATACATAAATAAGGATTTCACTAGCTTCAAGCAAGCCTTAATTGACTATGCTAAGAACTATTTCCCTAACACCTATAATGATTTCAGTGATTCCAATCCCGGTAACATGTTTATCGAGATGGCTTCTTACGTAGGAGATGTATTGTCTTTCTATATTGACAAGCAGACCCAAGAGAACTTTTTGTTATATGCGCAAGACAAGCAGAACTTAATCTCTATGGCGTATGCTTTAGGATATCGTCCTAAGGTTACTTCCACTGCTATTGTTAACTTAGATGTGTATCAACAATTACCAGCTATAATATCAGCTAGCATAGCTTCACCTGATTACAGATATTCATTGTTTATTGAAAAAGAAGCTAAGATCAAATCTGCTACGAATTCAAACGTAGTATTCGTAACAAATGATTTAGTAGACTTTAGTTTCTCATCTTCAGCTGATACAACCGACATTAGCATTTATCAAATAAATGGTACAACTAATCAACCTGACTACTATCTTTTAAAGAAGAAAGTGCAAGCGTTAGCAGGAACTATAAAGTCTGCTAATTATACATTTGGTTCACCTATAAAGTTTGATACTCTAACATTATCTGATACGAATGTAATTGAGATATTAGACGTTGTAGATAGTGATGGTAACAAATGGTATGAGGTACCTTACTTAGCTCAATCAACAGTTTTTGAAGCGGTTAAGAATAATGAATTGAACGATCCGTTCCTTTCTCAATATGCTGACACCACTCCTTACTTACTTAAGCTTAACAAAGTTTCTAGAAGATTCGTAACTAGATTCGGAACAGATAATGCATTGACTTTAGAGTTTGGTTCTGGCATCACATCTAATCCTGACGAAGAGATTATACCTAACTCAGATAACGTAGGTATGGGTATCATAAGTGCTATTTCAAAGCTTAATACAGCGTACGATCCAGCAAACTTCTTATATACTCAAGACTACGGTTTAGCTCCTTCTAACACAACTTTAACTATTAGATACTTAGTTGGAGGTGGTGTAGAAACAAATGTACCTTCAAGCGATTTGACTCAAGTGTATGAGATAAACTCTAACCCAGTTACTCTTACACCAACAGTATTAAACCAAAGTTTAATTAACTACGTAAAGAATTCAATCAGCTTCAATAACCCAGATCCATCATCTGGTGGAGGTAGTGGAGATACAGTTGAAGATATAAGATTGAAGACTGTAGCTAACTTCTCAAGTCAATTACGTAACGTAACTAAAGGAGATCATATTATCAGAGCACTTAGTATGCCTGCTAAATTTGGTACTATTGCAAAGGCTTATATTACTCAAGATCTATCTTTGGAAACAACAGATAAGGTTCAAGATTTTATTAGCACCAATCCTTTAGCATTGAGTCTTTATATCTTATCATATGATGCAAGCAAGAAATTAACTAACGCATCATTAGCTATTAAAGAAAACTTAAGAAATTATATCTCCGAATATAGAATTGTAACAGATGCTATCAATATAAAAGATGGTTATTACATAAATATAGGTGTAAACTTCGACATAATTGTACTTCCTTCTTACAATAGCAGAGAAGTACTATCATCTTGTTTAGATTCAGTTAAAGCTCATTTTAACATAGATAAATGGCAAATTAACCAACCAATCATATTATCAGAGATTTATAACCTAATTGGTTCTGTAAAGGGGGTTCAAAGCGTAATTAAAGTTGACATTATAAACAAATATGGTAGCGGGTATTCACAATATGGATACGACATCAAAGGAGCTACTAAGAACAACGTTATATATCCAAGCTTAGACCCATCAGTTTTTGAAGTTAGATATCTAGATACAGATATTTACGGAAGAGTTGTAACATATTAAACTTTAAAAAATGAACCTAGACAAATTAAAAGGACACGTTCCAGATTCAGTTATCACAATGCTACCAGATACTATGGCTAAGTTTGAGATCAATACTCCATTGAGATTGTCTCACTTTTTAGCGCAAGCTGGACATGAAAGTGGAAATTTTAAATTAGTAAAAGAGAATCTTAACTATTCTGCTGCTGGATTAATGGGTACTTTTAAAAAGTACTTTCCAACTCAAGTATTAGCTGATTCTTATGCTAGAAAACCAGAAAAGATTGCTAACAAAGTATATGGTGGAAGAATGGGTAATGGTGATGAAGCATCCGGTGACGGAGCTAAATTCTGCGGTCGTGGATATATCCAATTGACTGGTAAAAACAATTATCAAGAGTTCTTCAAATCAATGGAATTAGATGTTAATTCAGATCCTACAATAGTGGCTTCTGAATACGCATTAGCATCGGCAGCTTGGTTCTGGAGCAAGAATGGATTAAATAAATTAGCAGATGGTGGTGCAACCGAAGCGGTTGTAACTTCTATCACTAAAAGAGTAAATGGCGGAACAATAGGATTATCAGATAGAATACTTCATTTTAAAGAGTTTTATGCATTAGTTGCATAATCCAAAATATAAATCATGGCCGTATATAAAATATTTGCTGAGAAAGATACCACCTTGTATTCCGATTACAAGACGATGAATACTGGGTTAGATCCGATCTTAGAATTAACAAAAAACATCAGTTTAGTTTACGCTAGTCAATCTAGTGCAGCTAGAATATTGATTAAGTTTTCTGACAATGATATCACAGATGTTAAAAATAGCTACATAGGAACTGGAAGCTATAAGGCTTATTTGAAAATGTATATGGCGGATGCTACAGGATTACCTGTAGATTATATACTTGAAGCTAGACCTATATATGGAAGTTGGGATATGGGTACCGGACAATTCGGTGATAATCCAATTACTACAGATGGAACTAGCTGGCAATATAGAACTATCGCAAATAATACTGCTTGGACAACAAACTCATTTCCTGGTGGTGTTACTGGATCTTTTACAACATTAAACCCTGGAGGCGGTAACTGGTATACATCATCGGTATCCACTCAGTCATTTGGTGTTTACACCGATAAAGATGTTAGTTTAGATGTCTCTACTATGATTGCATCTTATTTAACAGGATCATTGATAAACAATGGATTTCTAATTAAAACTTCTGGTTCACTAGAATTCGATCCTGACTATACATACAAATTAAACTTCTTCTCTAGAGATACAAATACTATCTATCCTCCTGTATTAGAATTTAGATGGGATGATTCTAAGTATAATGTTAGCGGTTCAACAGCCACATTAACTAATTCTCAAGACATAAGAGTATCTATTAGTAATAATAAAGGAGAGTTTAATGAAGATGAGATATACAGATTTAGATTGAATGTTAG